CAGATGGACTGCCAGAACTGCAAAAAACTCCGCCAAATCATTTAAAGGGGGCTGCAAAACAAGAATATAAAAGAATTGTCCAAAGCGTTGGAAAGTTACCACTTAGAAATCTTGATAGAGCTGAACTGGAAAATTATTGTACATGGTATGGAATATACAAGCATTTATCTCTTGAATTGGCTGAATCAGACGATGAATCACGAGATAAATTAATATCACAGCTGGATAAAGCAACCAAAAACATCAAAGGCTTAGCTTCTGATCTGGGATTAAATGTTAATTCACGGATGCAGATGAATATGCCTAAAGCGAATGAAAAGAAACCTAAATCAATTAAGGGGGTATTTGGATGACGTTTGATAATCCAATGCCTTTTTTCGTTGATCGTGTTTCTGATGGGTCTTTGATTGTAGGTAAAGCTGTTAACTTAGCAGTCAAAAGGCATCTTAACGATTTAAAAAAATCTGATTGGCGATGGAAATTTGATGAAAATCTAGCGGGTAAAGCAGTTAAGTTCATGGAATTGCTCCCTGACCCCAAAACGGGAAAGCCAAACGAATTAGCACCATTTCAAAAATTTATAATTGGTTCAATTTACGGCTGGGTTGATAAAAATAATTCGTCAATCAGACGATTTACTGATGTTTTTATTTCAATGGCCAGGAAAAATGGCAAAAGTTTGTTGATATCTGGCGTTATCTTATATGAATTTTTGTTTGGGAAAACGCCGCCTAGAAATAGGCAGTTGTATACAGCTGCAAACGATAGAAAACAGGCAGGAATTATATTTGGGATGGTTAAGGATCGCTTAAAAGCGCTAATGGTTAAAGACGAAGGCATAAAGCGTATGTGCCAGATTAAGCGTGATGAGATCATCAATCTGGATGATGGTTCTATCATACGTTCATTTTCAAGAGATGCAGGGCTTGTTGATGGTTATGAACCTCACGTGGCAGTTGTTGATGAATATGCAAATGCTAAAACGACAGACATGATCGAAACCTTAGCGTCAGGCCAGTTATTGCTGCCAAGCTATTTGACTTTCATTATTTCGACCGCTGGTTTTGATATGAATGTTCCGATGTTCACTCAAAATTATCCTTATGCTAAAAAGGTTTTATCTGGAGAAGTCGATGCTGAACGCTATTTTGCATTTATTGCTGAGCAAGACAGTGTAGATGAGATAAAAGATAAGTCCACATGGATTAAGTCTAATCCGCTACTAGATGTTGACGCTTTAAAAAATCAAATTACAGAATATTTGTCAACTAAACTAAAACAAGCGGAAAACGATGGATCACTTAATAGTAAGTTGATCAAAAATTTCAATATTTGGCGGCAAGCTGCAGAGGACAGTTACATGGACATTCAAAATTGGAATGATGCAGAAATAGAACCGATAAATATTGACAGACAGCGCGTGTGGATTGGTGTCGATGTTGGAAAAACATCAGATTTATTTGCTATTTCATGGATGATTCCTTGCGAAGGTTTCTGGTATGCTGATAGTTTTGCTTTCGTCGGAACTAAATATGGTTTACAGGCAAAAATTAAAGCTGATCGGCTTAACTATCCGGAATTGGAGCGTAAAGGCGAGTGTGAAATAACCACACTAGAATCAGGTGTGATTGATACTGAACGAGTTTTCAGCTGGCTTGACGATTTTGTTGAAAAGCATCATCTAGATGTCCAGGGGATCTGTTTTGATCCTTACCAGTACGGTCCGTTGCTAACTTTGATTGAAAAAAGACATCCAGAATGGCAACAAATCGAAGTTAGACAAGGTACACTAACCCTTTCAATGCCGACTAAGCAGTTCAGAGATGATGTGTTAGAGAAACGTATCAGACATCCGGAAAATCAAATTCTTACGTCAGCAATCAATAACGCAGTGCTAAAAAGTGATAACAACGGTGTTAGAATTGATAAAAATAAATATGCAAATAAGATTGATGCCTTAGATGCGTTGTTAGATGCATATGCGGTATGCTTTAGAGAAAACATTGATGATTATTTGACCAGTGAAGATGTGATGAGTGATGATTTTGGATTCTAAGGGGGTGGCTAAGTGAAAAAATTATTTAAATTTTATCAATTAAATGAGCCACAGATTCTGATGATCTGTGGTTTTTTAATGCTTTCAATTGGAGCTTTTAAGACAAGCATAATTGCAGGTTGGTTTGTAACCGGTAGCTTATTTATTATTTTAGCTCTACTCTCTGCTTGGATGGCAGGAAGGGGGTGAAAATAAATGCTATTTAGAACTAAGGAACCTGAAAAACGTGATTGGGCGATGGACTTAATCAGTGATGGAGTAATTCCAGGCTATTCAACTGGTAGTTTTATAGGTATATCAGCTTTAAAAAACTCTGATGTGCTAACTGCTGTTTCAATCATTGCGTCAAACGTTGCTAGATTTCCACTAATGCTTCTTGACGAGCAGACAGGAAAACCAATTTATAACAATGATTTAATGTATTTGATAAATAAAAAGCCTAACGCTATGCTAGATGGATATCATTGGAAGTTCATCATGACAGTAAACGCGTTGTTGGCTAACGATGGTGTTTCACGGATTGTCAGGGATCCAGTAACCAAAGAGCCGGCGATGATTCAATATTTTCCACCTAGCCAAGTCTATATCGACGACTCAGATATTAATAACATCAAATATGAATTCACACCACTTGAAGCTAGTCAAACAATCGTTGAGCCAGCTCAAAATGTGATTCACTTTAAATTTTTCACGTATGATGGCATTCATGGACGCTCGCCGCTTCTTAGCCTGGGAGATGAAATAAACTTACAAGAGTCAGGTATTCAAACTCTTTCTAAATTTTTCCAAAGTGGATTAAAAGGCGGCATTTTGAAGGTGAAAGGCAAGCTGAATAAGCAAGCTAGGAAAAAAGCTCGTGAGGATTTTGAATATGCTCAACAGGGTGCAACGGGTGGTTCTCCAGTCGTCACTGACGATACTATTGACTATCAAACGCTTGAAGTTGATACAAATATTTTGCAATTGATCAACTCAAACAACTATTCAACTTCCCAAATTGCTAAGGCTATGCATATTCCGGCTTACAAGTTGGGTGTTAATAGTCCCAATCAGTCAGTTAAACAACTTAATGACGATTTCATTAAATCTGATTTGCCTTACTATTTCGAGCCAATTTCATCCGAAATTGAGTTAAAAATGCTTAGTGATCAGCAGAGACATCAAATTAGAGTTCAATTTGATACTAGAAAAGAAACTGGAATGTCTGTCACGGATGCTAAAAATGCTGTCGATGGCACACTTTTAACACCAAATCAGGCACTTTTTCAAATGGGATTGCCTGTTAGTCAAGATCCTAACATGGATCGTATGCAGTCAAATCTTAATGACGTATTTCTTGATAGGAAAGAAGAATATCAAGCAGCGAAGGGAGGTGATTCAAATGACAATCGATTTGGAAAAACGTCAAGTGACAACGAAAATTCAGATCAGAGCAGCTGATGGAGATGAATCTAAGAGCCAAGTGATTGAAGGCTACGCTTTAAAGTTTAATCGGCAATCTGATGTTCTTGGTGGGGGTTGGGGACCAACTTTTCGTGAAACGATTGATCCACATGCGCTGGATAATACTGATATGTCAAATGTAGTCGCAACTTTTAATCATGATGAAAATCAAGTTTTAGGTCGGACAGGCGTTAACTTGCAACTTTCAGTTGATAACATCGGACTCAAATTTCAAGTGCAGCCAACAGATACACAATTGGCACGTGACTTAATTACGAATATCGCTGCAGGTATCATCAATCAGTGCAGTTTCGCATTTACAATTCCTGACGATCCAGATGCGCAAGGTTGGGAAGAGTCAAGCGAGGACGGTGTTGACTATACTAGAAAGATTAATCAAATTGATCATCTCTACGACGTATCTGTAGTAACAACACCGGCTTATCCCGATACGGAAGCAGTTGTTGGTCAACGTAGCAAAAAACTAGTTGAGAATTTAATTCAGCAAAAAGATTCGTGGAAACAAGAACGAAAAAAGATGCTACTAGAACTCAAAAAACAGGAAATTTTAGATCAGATTTAAAAAAATCTGGTCTTTTTTAGTCAAAAAATAGGAGGGTCATATATGACTTTAGATGAAAAAATCAAGGCTTTAAAAGCCAATATTAAAGCTCAACGGGACAAATTAAGTGCAGATCAAGTTTCGCTTCGCAATTTAGTTGAAAAGGCAGAATCTGATGAAGAGTTAGCTAAGGCGAAAGATGCAAGAGGTAAAGTTAATGGCCTTAAAGAGGAAATTCGAAAGAGCGAAGATACTCTTAAACTTTACCAGGAAGCATTGGAAGGTGGCGAACATAAAAAGCCAATCCCTGGGCGCAATAATGCTGATCCAGAAAAAAATGAGCGTCGTAAAGCTATCATTGAATACATTCGCTCAAAGGGAGCAAAACGTGACGGCTTGAAATTCGAAAAAACTGACGAAGGCACATTTGTTGTTATCAACAAACGTGATATTACGCCAACAACCGATGGTGTATCATCAACTGACGTTGCTAAAACAATCCCTGACGCTATTTCTTATACTCCACAGCGTGAAATCCAAACAGTAGTTGATTTAAAACCATTTACGAACGTATTTCAAGCAACAACTAAAAAAGGCAGTTATCCAACCGTTGCTAACGCAACAACAAAGATGGCAACTGTTGCAGAATTAGCTGCCAACCCTGCGATGGCAAAACCTGATTTTAACGAAGTTGACTGGTCAGTAGATACTTACCGTCAAGCACTGCCAATTTCACAGGAATCGCTTGATGATTCAGAGATTGATTTGATGGATTTGCTTTCAACAAACGCTGATCAAATTAAATTAAATACAACTAATGATGCAATTGCATCGGTTTTGAAAACATTTACTGCTCAGACAGTAGCTTCTTTAGATGATTTAAAACTTGTTAACAATACCAAGTTAGATCCTGCATATGCCCGCACACTAGTAGTTACACAATCATTTTATCAGTGGTTAGATACTTTGAAGGATAACAATGGCCGCTATTTACTGCAAGATTCAATCATTTCTCCAAGTGGCAAAGTTATTTTTGGTATTCCTGTAGTAGTTGTTTCTGATGCAACTTTAGGCACTGCCGGTGAAGCTCATGCTTTCTTAGGTGACATCAAACGTGCTGTTCTGTTTGCAAATCGTGCAGATTTCATGATTCGGTGGGTTGACGACAATATTTACGGTCAATATTTGCAAGCTGGCATGCGCTTCGGAGTTGCCAAAGCAGACACTAACGCTGGCTACTTCCTAACTCATTCAAAATCCTAACGCCTGACGGTATCACATTAAGTCAAAAGACAATGAGTGGTACCGCTGGCGCTACTAAGTCAGTAACCGCTACGTTGACACCTGAAGGCGCTTCGGGAGATGTAACAGCAACATCTAGTGATACATCAGTTGCTACCGTTGCTAAAAACAGTGATAGCAGTTTTACAGTTAACTTAGTTGCGGCCGGTTCAGCAACGATTACTTTCTCTACTGGAAACGTAACAACCACATTAGCTGTTACTGTTAGTGCTGCTAGTTAGGGGGGGATATAAATGTCCCTTTTGACAGATGATCAGTTTTCTACTTTGAAGCTTTATTGCAAAATTGATCAAGATTTTGATGATGACATTTTGAAAAGTTTAGTTGATTCCGCTGGATTAGAGATTTCAAGAGCAATTCAGGCAGACTCTACTCCAGCAATCTTCATTAATGATCCTCGGTTTTTAATTGCATTGATGAAACAAGTCAAAGAAGATTATTACCAACGTGGGTTAACGTCTGATAGTAGCTATCGAGCTGAACTTGCAAACGGAGTCGAAGATATTGTTAACCAGATGCGCGCAGAATTGAGTGATGACGATGAAGCTAACTAATATGACCGAGCGAATTACTTTTTTCAGTCTAAAGCCAGGTGTAATAAATGGAGTTCCAACTAATGCTGTTAAGACAGATGAGTTCACTTGTTGGGCTGAAGTCGCTAAGCTTCCTTATCGTGAATTTGTTAATAATTCAACTGAGGTTGGCTATCGCAAAGAAACACCTGTTTTTATCATAGCTTTTAAGCAAAAAAAGGAGATTCAAACAAACTGGCGAATACGTTGGAGAAATCAGGAATATGAAATTGTTTCGATGGATCCAGATTATAAAACAAAGGATACGAATCAGATTGCGGGGAGAGTGATACATTCATGAGCGTTGAAGGAGAAGCTCAAATGCTATTATCTGTCACTCAGCTAACTGAAGGTTACGACAGACGAGCACGTAAAGCTGTTCGGAGCGGCGGTCAAATGTTTGCTGAAAAGCTCAAATCAGATACACCCGTTTCAGATGAAGATCACAGCGGATTAGGTCCTCTAGCTGATCATATTAAAACTGGCAGTGTTTCGATTAAAACAGGAGATTATTCTGTTGACATTGGATATGACACTGCTAAAGGCCGTATTGCTCATTTTCCTAACAGCGGAACGTCTAAACAGTCGCCACAGCATTTCATTGAAAAGACTCAAAGTGAGATGCGAGAGCCTGTTCTTGCCGAGTTTATTAAAGATTTGAAGGTGAACTAATGTCTTTACCTGAAAGCATTATCTACAATTTATTGGCAAGCAACCAACAAATTGTAGATTTGTTAAATGATATAAGAGGAGAACCGACTGATTTTCCTTATATTTTTATAGGGCAGCCAAATGATACATTTACAACATCAGATAATGCACCTTGGATAAGGATCACTCTAATACCCGATGATACAGCGCTGTATGCTGACGATGAACGGGTTATGCAGAAATATCGTGTCCAAGTAGACTTTTGGATTAATAAAACAGATTTGACTAACTTAGAAAAATTAGAGAGCTTAATTTATGAAATCCTTCATATTAATGGGATTGAGAGATATTATCGTAACCATGAACCAGACGCAGATATCGAAATATTAGAAATGGTTCAAGGAAATTTTGAAGGCTTTGCTTAAAGCCTATTTTTTATGCACAAAATCAAGGAGGAAACAAAATGGGATTAGTAAAATTTGGTGCTAGCAATTTTGAATATGGTGTTGTTGATGATAGTACCAGTTTAGTTGCTTCATCACGAAAAGTTCCAGGACTTTCAAGCGTGAAAGTCGATTTAACTAATGATTTAAAAAAGATTGCTGCTGATGATGGTCCTTATGCAGTTTTATCAGGTGGAATCACTGAAGCAAAAGAAACGATTGAGTTATATGACGTTGATTCTCAGATGAAACAAGATTTATTCGGGATCAAGGTGGTGAAAGGCG